CCAGCAGGGTCGATAATGTGGTAACGGGTAATTCCTTGGGTCGGAATCATCTCCTGCGGTATTACGTTGACCTCTTTGTTGAACTTAGGGAACTTGGTAGCCTGAGACTTCACAGGAACGCCGTATGCCCGAATCAGTATCTTCTCTCTGCTTTCGTTCTTTAGGTCGCTGGCAAGACGTTCGTAACCGCTAAATGGGTTGTCCTTGGTATGGAAGTAATGGATCGAGGCATTGCGTTTATGGCTACGCTGGATGTGCGGCAGAATCTCTCCATTCAGAAGCTCTGCCTCCTTGGTAGCAATAGTCTTAGCTTTGTCGAGATAGTCTTTGATAACCTCTGTCCAACCGTCAATAGGGGTAAAGGTCACAAGCATCTTACTGTTCCGTGTAGCCAAACGGAAACGCATCGTGTTAATCAGATCATCTCCCAGCAGATACTCGTCTAGCCACGCACCGATATTGTGCCACTTCGCACTCTTAGAACCAAGTTCCGCACCCTCAATAAAGGTAGGGTTATTCTGATACTGCGAGTAGGTCTTGAAAAGAATCTGGCTTTTGTTTGGCAAGATAAGGCTATTGTCAGTAAATCCGTTCTTTAGGGTGTAGCTAATGTAGGCGTTGCTACTGGTTTGCTTCATCCGATACTCAGGCGGCAACCAGTTATAAACTGCACTCTGCTGCTGCCTAATGCTAACCTCGGCACTCTGGGCAAAACACATGATGATTGAACCTGGATTCTCAATGGCAGCACGGACAACTGAGTAAGAACCAAATGCGGTTTTGCCACTGTTGTGCGACAACACGTTACCAATAAAGTAATTGTTGTAAATCGGGACGTTAAAATCCCAAATGTCTGATTCTTCTTCGTCCTCTTCACAGTCGTTGACAACAAGCCAACGTCCGTTCGGGCTGTTTATTTCACTGAATCTTTCTTTCAGAACCGAAGCCTCTACCCAACCTTTGCCACAACAAAAAATCAAATGAGAACCAGAACATCTTAGCGTTCCACCATCTGAGAACCAGAAGTGCAATATCTTATCTCGTTTCTTCTTTTTAAATGGTTTGCCAGCCCTAGCTATAACCTCCCTATTATTTTTGGCATCCCACGCAACAACGTGAAACGGCTCTTCAATTTCAGATACTTTGCGATACGCTTGGAAAACAGGGTCGTAAATCTCCTGATCTGGGGCAAGACAACGGTTTCCTCCAAGACAAAGGATTTCATTCACTTCGTCTAGTTGCTCCCAAGCCTTAAACCAATGCTCTAGTTTAAAGCCGTATCGGAAAGGGTCTTTGTCTGCATTGCGAATAGCCTCTTCCCTTGACGTATGCAGGGAGATAAGATCTTCTGCCTCCATAACCGCGATGTCCTCATCGGTGGGTATCGGCAGGATTTCGTGTGGTGTCCAGTTAAGCATTTTGGTATAACTCAGGAAATAATAATTTGTGGCTTATTGGTGATTCTACACTAAGAAGTTTTTCAAATTCTTCGCGCATTTTTGCTCTTTCCTCAACTCGCTCTTTCCAACTCTGGCAATCTTCTTCTATCTGTTTTCTTTGACATTCAATGGTGCTTTGCTCATCTTCATTGATAAAACCAAAATGCCTTGCTATCTTTTTAAGTTTATTGATTCTTTCTGGATGTCGAAGTTTTCTTAATGCTTTAGCTTCTCTTTGCCGTATAACTTCCTTTGTTACACCCATTTCTCTACCAATAGCCTCTAGGGTTTGTCGCTTAAAGAATCTCCCAACGATTACTGTTTTTTCCTTTTCGCTCAAGGTATCTAAAATATCATCTATTGTGGAATCATTGCTTGTTTCAATTTCATCGTATGGTTTGGGATCATAAGATAATCCATAGTCTTGTTCTTTTCCAACAAGCTGATGAACTGTTTTATCAATAGTTCTTATTTCAATTTTTCTATCGTTTGTAAGTGTCTTTGTCATGGCATTGTCTTTATACTATAATCTCAGCTTCGATTACTTTGTTCTGTGCTTTCTCAGCGATCTTCTTGCGAGACGCTTCAATCAATACCAGAGCATCTTCAATAGACAAGCCATCTTTTTTACCCATGTCCGTGCTGGAAATACCAGCCAAAGCAGATGCCTTATCCTGCATGATTCCAACGGTCGTAGCCAGCTTCTCTGGGGAAACCATTGCCAACTGCTCTGGATCATCCCACAGTTGTTCAGCTTTCTTAAACAAAAGGTCAGTGTATTCCATTGCGGCCATAGCGTAACGGGTCGAGAACTGCTTACGCTTTTGCTCCAATGTGTCGGTATGAACCCACTCTAGTCTACGAATTGTCTCGTTTGACAGGCTGGTAATACGGCGAATCTCAGTGAAGTTTGCCCCTTGTGCCAGCAACCAAAGTGCTTTAGCGGCAACATCTGGCTTGGTATTCTCAGCACAATTAGGCGGCAAGTCTTTAGCTCGCTCCCTAATGGCTTCCATAAACTTAACCATTGATTCTTTGTTATCAATGGTAGAAAGGTCGGTGTCTTTTTCTTCGTCCATTTGGGGCAATGTAATTATCCGTAAGGATAAAGCAAGCAATTATTTCTGCTCTTCAGCTTGTGCTTGCGCTTCAGACAGTATGATTTGCATCTGCTCTTGGAAGTCTGGGTCATTTCTGCCTTGAATAGCTGCTGCCTGAAGTCCTGTGCGAGTCCCGATAATGCCTTTTAGCATACGAGTTGCATTTTTCTGATAAGCCTCGTCACCAATATCTTTTGATAATCCTCTAAGGAATGGACGTAAATTATTACTTCCGTATGCTGCGGCAAGCATTTTATTGCCAATATATTGAAATGGAGAAGCATATATTTTTATCCCAGTTGCGGATGTAAGTCCACGTGCTTCTAAACTTTCAACTTTACCAATAGGACGGTTAGCTGCTTGAACCCTAGATGCTGCAATAAACTCATCAACTGTGTCCTTGCCTACAACAGCATCCATATTCTTAACCCATTGTGGCGCACCAGTTCCTTTTTCTCTAGTCCATCCTTTAAGATCTTTGATTACCTTTTCAGCATCCCAAAGATCAAATCCAAATCTTCCTTGGTTTGCGCCAGTTCCCGCTGTCGAGTAATCTGAAAGCAAGCGAGCAAACATATCTGATCCTACTTTTTGTTTTTCAGAAAGAGGAAGTTTTTTAACAATATCAAGAACATCTGAAGTAGATGCCTTATTAAGCATTGTATCAGCAAAAATATCATTATCAAGATAAGTCCAGTTACCACGTTTTGCTTGTTTAACTACTTCATTGCTCATCAAGCGATCTTGTTTTGCTTGAAGCTGTCCTTTTTGAACAATAGAACTAATAACTTTTTGTCTTTCATTAACAGGAATAATATCAAGCAGTCTATTTACATCTTCTGCTGGGATATTAACTATATCAACTTTATTAGCTTTTAAGGCATTATTAAGTTCTTCAATAGTTGAATTTATGCGTTTTGAAGCTAAATTATTTCCCCACAATGCCTCAACCATTTCTGGTTTATATTTAGAATTTGTCCCTTTATATCCAGATGTAAGACCAATTTTTTCAAGGTAAGCATTTTTCAACTGTGTTTGCAATGCCTCAGCTCCAGCTTGATCTCCTGTGTTTCTAAGCGCAGAAATAACATCAGTTACAGTTTTTTCATTTGCCAAAGTAGCATCAACCATTTGACTCGGAGATAGCTTTTGGCTTCCGAATTTCTCAGATAAAATTTTACCTGGTGAACTGCGTCTAAACGCCAAACTTGTTTCATCGTAGATTTTGTTGGTTTGACCCCAAAGATCGCCTAATCCATTTCTACTTACAACATCATTAAATTTATCATCTAGTGCCTTTGAAACACCTACTGCAACTTGATCTGCTGTTTTTGTAGCGTTAACTGGAACACTGTCACGGGCAACTTGAACAATGTTTCTAAGTTGTTCTGTGCTAAACGAATCAATATCAGAACTTTGAATTTTTCTATATAATCTTTCAATAGATGGATTTTGTTTGAAATCATTTCTTGAAGCAGACAAAGCAGAATCGATAGTTGATAATACCTCTGATTTAGGTATAGCAACACCTTTTTCATCAGCAGCTTTGTAAAATGATGAATATACTTCATTTTTAATGTCGTTTCCTCTTTTAGCCGCTTCATCTGTTAAATTGAAAATAGTGTTGCCAAGATCTACTTGGTTTGTATTTTCTGGCATTATTTGCCTTAACTTATTATTTACCCAACCTTTAGCTTGTTGTTCAAGTCTTACATTTTGCTTGCCAATCTGAGCAGCAAGTTGATCTGCTTCTGATTTAATTCTATTTGTAATATCGACTTTTGGAACTCCAATAACTTTATTTTGAATGGCTTTTTGATACTCCGCCATTACTCCACGGGTTTTCTCCATGGTTTTAGCTACTGCCATTTTGGGGAATTTACCCGCTAATTCACGTTGGAAAGTTAATCCAAGTGTTCCACCTTCAGCTCCAACTGGATAAGTTACATCCATTCCTTTTTTCTGAAGCAATTCAGTGGCTTCACGAAGCTCTTTGGCTACGTTATTTTCAATAGTTGATCCAATTCGTTTGGTAAATGGCTTAGAAGCACCATAAGTCAATAGATCTATACCCATGCCAAGTGCTGCTTCTTTACCACGCTCAGATGCTACATCACCAACTTCAGCAGGCAATCCAGCCATTTTACGGAAAGCAACATCTTGCAATGCTCCAGTTCCAGAATACGCAAGATTAGATGCTCCAGATGCAACAAGTGGAGCTACTGGGCCTGTTCCCAATGATGCGAAACCAGCACCAACACCAGCAGCAAGTGGCCCTATCTCAGTTGCCACAGTAGCACCGACATCTTTCATATTTACCCCTTTAGGCAAGGCAAGTATGTAATTACCTTCTTTATTTTTTACTAAGAAGTTTGAACTACCTGATGTATTAACTGGCAATACTTCTTCATAATTCTGTTGTAGATAAGCCTTACGAGCATTATCATCTTGCAATCCAGCTAAGAAAGTAGTTTCTTTTAATCCTACTCCAGTTGTAACATCAACTTTTTTAGGATCAGTTTCAAGTAGTTCAGCAAATGCTTTTTTTGCTTTATTAGGATTATATCTTAATGGAGTCTCAATAAAACTTTCTTCGCTACCATAACTGCCCATTCCAGATGGGTCAAAACTTGGAACAAAACTTCTTATTGGTTTTTGCTTATCTGATATAAGTTCACCACTAGCAATACCACTTAAAAGATTTTCTTTGCGAACCGTTTGCTCTTGTTGATAGTTTTGAGCAATACGTGCATATTCCCCTTGAATTGAACGCAGGTTAGCTCCAACTTGTCGCATCCCTTGCTCATCTCCAGCTTCTTTAAACTGTAAGAGTTTTTCTTCTAGTTTATTTTTAGCATTTGTAAGACGTGATTCTACTTCTTTGAATTGCTGCGTAAATGGTGAACTCATAATCCTAGCTCTTTAAGCACTTGTTCAACTTCTGGGGTTGTATCAAGTGGTGTTGATCCTACTTCTTTAAGTTTTCTGCCAAGTATTTGTTCGTTATACATTTGTTCTACTTGATCGTTTGCTTCTTTGGTAATATTTCCTGCTTTAAGAGCTTTTTGTCTTTCAGCCCTACTTCCATGAACCATATCAAATGCTTCTTCTTTTAATCTTTGCAGGTCTTTAAGAAGTATTTCTTTGTCTCCGCCAACGTCTAAAACACCATACATATTTTCCAACCTAGCTCCTTCTTTTTCTGTTAATGAACCCAATCCAGATGAACCAGTAGGAGAAGTTTCTTTTAGTTTTTGTAAAGCACTAAGTGCAATGCTATCTTTTAGTGCAGGCAAAATCTGATTCACTAATGAGTATTCAGGAGTTCCTGGTAATTTAGATTTTCCAATGTCAAAAATTGTTCCTGCTCCATATTTAGAAATATCATTTTTAATGATGTTTTCCGCTTCGTTTGCTTTATCAATTAAGAAATTACTTTTGCTTAATTTTTGTTTTTCAGAAGCTGTTTTTGCTTGCTCTGAAGTGATCTGCTCAGATTTTGTTTTTTCTTCTTTAGCTTTTAATTCTGCTGCTTTTGTTCGATATTCAAGTTCAGCAGTGCTTCCTGGCAATCTTGTTACACCAACTTGACCACCTTCTACTGAAAATACATCTCCTTTAGGAACTTCTCCAGCAGGAATTACTGGTTGTTCTTTTGGTGGTAATACACCTGGAGTTCCATCTACTGAAACGCCTGGCGTAAATACATCAGCTTCACCTATTGGCAATCCAGTTGTAGGAACATTATCTGGGAACATTCCACCTTGACCTTGTGGCAATGCGTTTTGAATATTAGCACCAGCACCCCAAGAAGGTAAATTTATTTGAGGTATTGGAACTCTAGTTGGTTTCCCATCAACCATAGCAACATTAGAACCTAATATACCTGGTTGATTACCAGATATATCAGTAACATAAATACGTCCGTCTTGTGTTGGAACTCCTTTAACTGGAATTCCAGAATTTGCTAAACTAGAAAATTCTTCTCTAGTCATAAATGTTCCTTGTGGAGATTTATTCCTATCCGCTGCAATTTCAGCAGCTAATTCATCTTGTTGAATTTTAAGTGCTACATCTGCTCTACGCTCTTGATTTCCAAGAAGTGACATTTGCATTGCTTCTTTAACTCCAGATAAAGCAATGAGTTTTTCTCTTGTAGAAAGGTCGGCATTTGAAAGATTGTTGATTACTTCATCAGCCATTTCACTTAATTCTGGAACGGCTTTTTTCATAGCAGCAGCCATTTTTATTCCACCCGCAATTTCTTTTTCATTTTCATTGCGTTGTTTAATTGTATCACCAATTTGTTTGCCAGTATTAGCAAATCCTTGCCCCATGATTTGACCAGCACGTTCAAAACCGCTGAAATCAGCCATCATTAAACGAGGATCAATCGTCTCACCAAGTCGTTTTCCGCTTCCGTATGGCATATTTTTATTTAACTAGATCGTAATAAACTGCTTTATAACCATTCATTTCTGTGACGGCTTCTGGATTAACTTTCTCAACATCCTGAGCCATAACGCCCATGTGAGTTACATTATCTCCAATGTAGTTATAAATATAAACTGGTAATCCTCCATCCGTTGATCCTACCTTGCGGATATTCTCTTTAATGCGAATGTCTGAACCCATAGCAATTCCTGCTGCTGCGCTTCCAATACCTTGGAAAAGTCCACCTAATGCAGAACCAGTTGCAGATGCTTGTGCGCCTTGTGCTGCCACAATGTTTGCTCTATTGGCCATTCCAAGGTTAGCACCCGTATCTGGGTTAATCATTTGTGGAACTGCACTTCCGATTGCACCGAGTCCAAGTTGAAGTTGA